GGCGTACCTAATGCGCCGCCTGAGACTACATAGCCAGCGGAAGCGTGATTACCCCATCCGTAAGCTGTATCCCAATTAGCTTGACTAGCTGTCGTAGGAATCGCGTAACCAGCAGTCATTGACAACGCTAGAGTACCTGATGTAGTTATAGGAGAGCCTGAAACTGACAACCCTGTAGGCGTAGTTAACGCTACTGAGGTTACAGTACCGCTACCGCCACCACCACTTGCGTTAATTGTTTGATTTGGAAAACTACCTGTAATCGTGACGTTTGTACCTGCCACTAAACTTGGTGTTGCCGTACCTGTACCACCATTAGCAACAGCTACTATACCCGTAACATTAGAAGCTGTACCTGTAGTGTTTTGGTTGAACGTAGGGAAGCTTGTGAGAGAAGCTGCGCTACCGTTAGGAGCCAATACGTCTGTACCGATTACCAAGCCTAAGTTAGTACGAGCACCTGAGGCCGTAGAAGCACCTGTACCGCCATCAGCCACTGCTAAGTCGGTAATACCTGTAATTGAACCACCAGTAATGGTGACGTTGTTGGCTGCTTGAGTGGCAATAGTTCCTAAGCCTGAAATATCACTAGCTGTTAAGACAACAGTGCCTGTAAAGCCGTTAACTGAGGTAACAGCAGCAGCTCCAGCAGTGTAATACGCTAAACTTGTCCAAACAGTACTACCATCACCAATTTTAAGCTTGCCTGTGTCAGTTTCAAGACCGAGTTCACCTTGAGCTAACAAAGTATTAGCCGTAGTCCATTGAGAGGCAGTACCTCGTCTAAGTTGTAATTGTACTGCCATTTAAGGACTTCCTCCGTCTACGACAGGAACACCGCCGTAATTAGAATTGTAAAAACCACCATCGAGGTTCTCTGAACCCCCAAAGATATTCGTCTGAGTAATACCGGGAGGGCCTCTATCGCCCTTCTCACCACGTACTTCACCTACGTTTAACTCTTTTCCATCTGATAAAGTCAAGACAAGGGAGTCATCAAAGTCCAACTTAGCATCAATAACCGATACACCGTTGTCACCGTCTTGACCGTCTACGCCATCCTTGCCGTTAAGACCATCTTTACCGTCTTTTCCGTCAACTCCGTCCTTACCGTCAGCTCCGTTGTCACCTTTAAGACCTTGGATACCTTGAGGGCCTTGGAGTTTCTCAACTTCGTTAACGTATTCCGCTAGTTTAGGAAGTTCCTTGTCTAAAAGGATAGCTATAGCCGATACTTTAGCTTCCGTAGAGACATCGGAAAGAATAACTTCTTTAAGTTTCATCACTCACCGATAATTTTCTTGAGGAAATCGTTGTCAGTTTGCTTTTGAGAGTTCTTAGTAGCAGTCTGCATCTCAACAACCTTCAATTTGTTCTCAATGTCCTTCTCTTTTAGCATCAAGTCAGCAATTTTAACACGCCTATCGAACTCTTGTGCAGCTAAAGCATCATTATTAGGTAAGTTTTGAGTCGTGGAGGCAACAATCTTAGCTTGTACCTCTTGAGGCATCAACTGAGTCTCCACCATAGTGTTCATAGCCTCAGCTTCGTTGCGTTTAGCCTGAGTAGTGTTGACTGCAATCTGAGCCTGAGCAGCTTGGATAGCTAGTTGCTGCTGCATTTGCTCCATCTCTTGTGCCTGAGGGTCAGGTTGAGCCATCTTATCGAGAGCTGCGATCATCTCAGCGCGGTTACTCAGAGAGGAATTAGCGATAACACCCTTCAAGATCAGAGGCAACACTGGAGTGTTAGGGCCTAAGGTCTGCAAGAGAGCGATGAACTGTGATTGTTCGTACTCACGAGCCATGATACCCAGTGTCGCTGTAGGTACGAAGTTCAAGTCAGCTGAAGGATAACGCTCAGGATCGAACTGCATGAACCTGAATGCTGCCTTCTTGATAAATGGGGACAGGAAGTCCTCTTGGAAGTTCGTGAGGGTACGCTTGTTCTTCTTGATCAAGGAAGCCACAGCCATTGAGATACCACCTTGGGAGGCATCACGGGAGACTTGGCTGATCATGCCATTGGTGTCCATCGTACCAGTAGCTTGCAGGAGCATACGCTCGAAGTTCTGAGCTGCCGCAGGTGCGTTACCATCTGTGCTACCGAACTTGAACGGCATCATGATCTCAGATGGATTACCGTTAGTCAGGAGAGCTTTACCGGGCTTAACTTCGAACTTAGCACCACGAGGCAAGCGAGTAGCATCCATAGCGATCATAGGCGATGTAGTCAAGGCCAATGAGTCTAGGTAGGCACGATACTGAGCATCGATAGCCTTTTGCATATTGTAAGCCTTTTCAACGACACCACGACCCAACAGACGGTTAGGTACTGTATCGTCTTGGTACGTCATGATAGGACGATCCTTCATCATGTAAGGATTCTCCTCAGCCTTCAGGAGGAGATTACCGTTACCGATAACGATGATAGCCTCTACGAGGTCGGAGTAGTCATCAGCTGCTGAGTCTTCAGGGAAGAGATCTACAACTTCCTTACCGTCACCTTCGAGCTTCATCAAATACTCACGAGGCACTAAGCCGTAGTACGTGAGCATGGTAGCTTTATTGTCTTGGAACTGACGAAGTTCCTGAGTAGCCTCTAGAGAGTCATCGTCCATGTACGGGGTAATGTCTACCTTGCGATAGATACCTGACTCCATACCAGCTACGATCTTATGCAAGCTCACAGGCTTCTCAATAGCTACACCCATACAGTCATCCACTGATGTACCGTTAGGGTCAAACAAGAAGTTCTTAGGGTTGATAGGGTTTAAGGAGACGGAGATACGATCCTTCTCAACGACTCCAATGGCTGCTTGACCCATCACACCGGGGATAGCCTGAGTAGTTGGAATGTATTCTTTAACGGTCTTCACGACCAACTCACCGATACCTGTACCGTAGATCTTAGCCATCAAGCCAATCTGGTCGATACTCTTACGGATCTTGTCCTTGTTGAAGTCTTCCATCATCATAGTCTTCAACATACCTACGTCGATAGGCTGACCGTTGATGTCTTGAACGTCATCTTCAATGTCGAAGAACTCACCTTGACCGAACACAGCTTCCATGATCTCAGCATGGGATGTCTCAACAGCTTGCTGAGTGGCAGGGGAGATGATACGTGAACGCTCTGACTCACGAGTGGAGTCACTAGCTTGCCATTGACCACGGAAGATACGCTCGTACTCTTCGTAAGCATCAATGTAGTTGGCATCGCGCCAATCACGCCATCTTTCGCAATGATCCATGACCCACGATACGAGTTCCTTATCGTTTTCGCTAGGTTCCTCGAATTGAAGTTCTTTTCCGTTTTCCATCTCAGATGACATAAAGGTTATTCTTTCTTAAATTTTCAGTAGCGGGGATCACCCGTAAATTACTAGGGACATGCAATCCGCTCACTGTCTTACCTTGTAGTGGAATAATATGGTCTACGTGCCATGCATAGCCGCTTTCTCGTGTACGCATAGCAGCTACTTGGTACAAGCACTCGATCTTTAACTTGTCAAACTCAGTCAACCATGCAGGAATACGTTTCAATTTAGAGGCGTGGCGCTTACGTTCTAAACTTGTTCTTTTTGCTTTGTTTCGTTTTGCGTAAGCCTTAGCGTACTCTTTGTTGTATTCTTTATTTTCTTCACGCCATCGTTGCGTAATCTTATTCTTCTTTTCAATACGCTCAGGACTTGCTTTCTTGTAAGAAACAGCACAAGTGTGAACCCTACAAGTCTTACACTGGTACTGCAATCCGTCTTTATTTGACTTGTGTTTACCAAAATCAAACAAAGGCTTGGATGTCTTACATTTACTACAGGTTTTCATAAGTGAAAGAATGTACCACAAACGAATACTTTTGTCAACAATTATTTTACCATTTCACACGGTTAGCCCAGTAAGCAGCTGACATCTTACCTTTAGCGATGTTCTTAGCGTGACGGTCTTTAAAGGCTTTGTTACGCGCTGAACCATCAGGACTACCTTCTACGCCTTGCTGACCGAAGCGGATCAACTTGATCTCATCGCCTTCTTTGGCTAAGACAGCGTGACTCTTAGTGGCATGACCGGGAGTCTTCTTAGGTTTGTTGTAACCTGCGAACTCTTCACTTCCTCGTTTGATAGTCATTTCTTACCCTTTTTAGGTTTCTTAGCAGTCTTAGCTGATTCCTTGAAGTCCATCGCTGTAGGAGCGCCTTTGCTGCCTACCTTACGCATGGTCTCACCTGAGCCAGCTTTGATGCGCTTACGTTTAGCGTTGATGTTAGCGTATAGTCCTGTAGCCATATCTGTATCCTTTAATATCCACTAATAACGTCTAAGACCTCATGGTCGTCTTCTTCGTAGTCTTGCTGGTAGTTACTCATAGCAAGCTGGTCAACGTAGGCGAGGGAGTCAATCAAGTCATCGTGTACGCCTGTAGCGGGGAACATAATGAATTGATCCTCAAATTGCTTCCAATCCTCATCGACGTTTAAGGAGATACGTCCATGCTCGAAACGACCTTGTAAGGCCCAGACGACCCTATCTGTCTTCTTCTTGTTCCCGTGGGTGAGGTCATGGATGTGCGTATACACATTGTTCTTCCTCATCAAGTCCTGAAGGTAGTGCATTACAGCATTCTTCAAGGCTCCTCGCTCGATACCCACAGCGACAGGTTGGTACTCCTTGACAGCTAGGAGGATCTTAGAAGCAGTCTCCCTGATGTCCCAGCGTCCGTGGATGATCTTCTTAACCCACCAGTCACCATTGTCTAGGATCTTGCAGACGGTAATAGCTGATTCATCTAGACGCTTCTTAGAGGCTCCTGCGTTCTTAGCGACATCCTCAAAGCCAGCTAAGTCGATAGCGATAACGTAGTCACCGTACTGAGGTTCTTCCTTGTACTTTAACCACTCCTCCTTGAACAGATCTGAACCAGCTGTATCGAAGGAAGACAAGTATTCTTGCTTGAAGGCGAAGGAGCTTAGAGTTCTCTGAGCAGCTTCAATCTCCTTAGGGTCGATAGTCTCGTTGTCCTTGGTCGTGTAGTGCCAGCTTCGCCACTCTTCGTCAGTCTCTTCCTGACCTAGGTTGAACAGATCGTAGAACCAGTTACGTCCACTAGGGGTACTGATGAATAAGGCTCTACCTTTTTTGTCAGACAGGGAAGCTCGAATGATCTTCTGCCATGTGTCTTCCTTAATAAAGGCACACTCATCTAGGACAACATATGTAAGAGATACACCACGGAGACTATCAGGATTATCAGCACCTCGAACGAGAATCTTACGTCCATTGACTAATGTGATCTCCAAGTTGTTAACGTGGGAAGACTTGATGACTGGTCTACCTAAGTCAAGTAGCAAGTCCCACATAATAGTTCTAGCTTGTCCTAGGGTAGGGGCTATGTACATCACAGCGGAGCCTTCAGGACAGTTCAGAGCCTCAATGAGCAGGGTCACAGCTGAGAGCCTAGACTTACCACAACGTCGTCCAGCTGCTACGACCTTAAAGCGATGCTTATCAGCGAAGACAGACTGCTGCCAGTTCAGTAAGGCAAAGTTAAGACTCGTCATCTTCTTTAACCTCTACGTCTTGAATGTCATACACAACCTCTTCAGCGTCAACCACAGGCGCAGTGAGACCAGTAATGTTAATGCTAATAGAAGGAGT